CATGACATTCTTTATAGATGAGGGAATTGAAACCCTAGACACCATCGCCCAACGGCGAACCTTCGCCCTCGAACGGGCAGAACAACTCACCGGCGAACTTGTCCGAGCAGTAAACGATGAGGCCGCCCGAGGCATCTCCGAAGTGGAACTAGCGCGACGTGCTCAAGTAACCCGGCGCACAATCCGCAACTGGTTAGGGAAATGAGAAACCCCCCACCCGAAGGTGGAGGGTCTCCCTACCAAGAAAGGAATAGAAATGAACAATCTACTCGCGTGCAATCATACTACTACTGACATGAGTCACACTGCAACATATCCATCGGATCAACCGGGACAGTAATCCCATCCACGCGGTCTACCGCATCGAACGGGTCACTCACTTTTTTCCTCATCCACTTCCACCGCAATCTTAAACACGTTGTCCGGTGTCAGGTTAGCCAACGCCATCCCCGACGCACCCACACCCAAAACCGCGGCCAACACATTTAACACCAGTTGGGCAATGTCCTCCGTGAGGAACCCAACCGCAATCATTAATGGCACTGCTGCCACGGCAACCTGATACAACCATTGGCGACGGCCTGCCGTCCACCATCCTGCTAGAAACTCACCCATCGGGATTCACCTCATCCTTCTCCGGCGGAACCATCTGCCCCTGCCATTTATCATCTAGTGTTGCCATCGCCTGATAGAAGGCGACCACGCCGGAAATCAACGTCACGCCGCCATATATCAGGGTATCTGTATAACCCACAGTAAATAATCCAACGGCCCCGACGACAATCATCGCCAAACCGAAAAACACCACGCCGATAATAATCTTCCGGCGTATCCGCCACCTATCCGACACTGACCGACACCACGCCCAACAGGGCACCCATTAGCCCGAGTGCGCCGAAAATCCATCCCGCCTTCTGCTCCAGTTTCCGAATGCGAACCTCGTGATCGTCCACTTTCGTTTCAGTATCCGGCAGGCTATTAGCCAACCGTTCCACAAGTTTCGCTAGTCGGACTAGTTCGTTATACAGTTCGCGTGTCGTAATCCGCACCCCGTTCGTCCCGTTGTCGTCGTTCATCGGCGGCCTGCCATAAACATATTCACGGCCTGCTGGTCCTGCGCCCTCAGAACGCCTGAAATCCCGTATTGGGGCATTCGTACTCGAACCCGTCTGGGAGGCTGTGAGAGAGGCTGTGAGGGCTCGTTAGCGTACTCCTGGGAGAGAATGGTCTCTGGGTCGAAATCGGTTCCCCACTGTCTGCTGCGCCTCGTCTCGAAATGCAGATGCACACCGGTGCTCGCACCCGTCGTCCCCGTCTGTCCGATCACTTCACCGCGTTTCACCCGTGTCCCCTTCAACAGGTGGGAGGGTTGGCGTAGGTGATAGTAGGCAGTCCATACACGCGGATTCTCATGGCGAATAATTAGCGTGTAGCCGCCACCGGATCGTTTGTTTAAGTCTGCGCCTTTGTGAACGATAACGCCGTCTGCTGGTGCGTAAATGTCGCCGTGATAGGCAACATCCACACCACGATGATGTTTCCGTTTACCCGATATTGGGTGAACCCTCATTCCCCACGGGGATCTGATTACTTCTCCTCGAGGCCACGGACGAGCCAACATTATTCACTGACCACCCATTCACCCACAGACTCATCCCAGATGTAGTCCTGCCCGTCATCCGGCATATCCACCGGGGCAACCCACAGGCAAGTCGTCTCGTCCAACACCCACGACTCAAACGGCTTAGGTGGAATAAACGCATCCCTTCCCTCGTCATAGGTGTAACCGATACCGGCATAGTTGTAGCGGAACTGTTCACCGTCACCAGTGTGGACACCGCCCAGTGTGTTGTAGGACGTGCGGAGTGCTCGACCCTTACCCTTAGCGGAAAAGTATTCTTCCCACGAGGTAATCCCGTCGGGTTCAGTTCCCTCGTCGGGTCCGACGATTACTGAAGTGACAATGTTGTCGTCGTCAATGTAAGCGTAGTGTGCCATCGTCTCTCCTAACTAATCGTAATATCGTCGTCGCCAGCCGTCACAGTGTAAACCTTATTATTCCCAACAGTCACACTGCTGAAAACATGGCTCGCGCCAAAAGTGACCCTAGCCAAAGATTCCAGCGAAAAGATGACCACGCCAGAACCACCGGCTCCACCGTTATTCACGTCAGAACCGCCACCGCCACCGCCACCAGTGTTTGCGGAGCCACTGCTACCAGTGCTAGTGCTTCCACCGTTACCACCGCCACCTAAGCCACCGTCACCGGGAGCGCTCGCCGCGACGTGCTTACCACCACCGCCACCACCAGCGCGATAAACAGACGAACCCGTAATGCTCGATGCCAGCCCGTCGCCCCCATCACCTAGACCGCCAGTATTACCGCCGTTCTCACCCGCCTGGCCAGCGCCACCACCGCCACCAGCGGCAAAGGGAGAAACGGCGTTGTTATCACCGCCATCTAAACCTTGATTTGCAGTCCCGGAACCACCAGTTCCTCCAGACCCACCACCGGAAGAACCACCACCACCTGAACCCCCGTTATTACCATTATTTTCAGGACCGCGACCACCACCACCGCCACCAGTAGAAGTGACAATAGAGAAGACAGAGTCCTCTCCCGAGGGCGCTTGGGTCTGACCTGAGGTCGCCCCAGCACCTCCAGCACCGACAGTCAGCGTATAAGTGCCCGCCGAAAGAGACAAAGGAGATTCGGCCGAACTGTTAGCACCGGAAGATTCGCCTGAAACAGAGGAGCGATAGCCACCGGCACCACCACCGCCACCACCTTGACCGCCTTGAGCAGAACCACCGCCAGCGCCACCCGCGACAACCACATACTCCACTGACAAGGGGAACGATGCACTTGAGGCCATAGTGTTGCGTTTCGCAAAGTCTTGGATTGTGCTGCTTCGCATAGAAGTAATCGCCATTACTGCTCACCGCCTTTGGCTAGAAGTAATGCAAAGGCATATCGGGTTTGCTCCGTCAGGGTAGACGTAGACAATCTGCGGATAGACAAGAAAGCCCCCTAAACGTCGATTTCAGCACCGAACAGGTTAAACGAAAGAAGATTCGCCGCACCCGCCGCCACCGTCACAACATCCGTCGCCTCAAGAGCCATACCCAAAGTAAGGGTAGTTGAATCATTCGCGGCCACCGGAACCTCTTTGGCAATATAGTGTTTATTCGCCAAAGTCTCCCCGGCATCCCGAAGCGCAATGTTAAACGTCGTCGCAGCAGTACCGATATTCGCCACAATCATCGTCGAAATAATCGTCTCAGTCGCAGACGGCACCGTATAAATATCAGTGTCGCTCGTGGTCGTCAAATGCGACTGACCCAAAATCTTGTAACTCGTTGCCATTTTCTCCTAGCCTCCCATTAACAAAAGCGAATTCTCAAAACCACCAGCACCGCCACCACCAAGAGCCTCCCACGCGGCACCCGTCCACACCGTCGTCGAATTATCCGAAGTCAGGTAAGTGACCATACCCTCAGACGGTGTACCAATCGCCGCAGTACGCTCCGCAGTACCCGCAAACACCATCACAGTCTGATCCATGAGGTAGCCGTTTACCTCAGAGGCCTCAAGCACCTCACCGGCGACAAAAACCTTCCGCCCTAATCCAGCCAACGATTACTCCCTAGAATCCGAGATGTCCAGTGTCCAGTTTACCGAACACCGCGTCATCAAGAACCAACGGCGCGAACTCCAACGGGTCAAACTGGAAACGCACATTATGTTGCCCCGGCTCCACACCATGCTCAATACGGAAAATCTGAGCATACCGGTCAATAGCCGACCCGATATTATTCGGAGTCACCTTCACCCGGCACACATCACCAATCTCCAACGCCAACACATCCGCACGATCCGCCGTATCCAACACGTCCAAATTCACCACAATCGACTGGAACCGAAGTTCCGGAGACGCATACCGTGCCACCACATAATTTGCAATATCCTGCAACTGCAATTCAGTGTTCACGAGTGTTTCCAACTCGTAAGTCACCACACCATAAGTAGTTTGTGAGAGCGTGTCATCCGCAGTAGCAGTACCAGCAGGACTCGTAATAATCGCCCTATTGTAAATAAACTCCGAATCGAAATTAATCCCCACCCCGGTGAACGGCAACCCCGCCCCATCATCAGCAAACGTCACCAGCCCAGACGACACAGGTGCCGCGTCAGACCGTTGCCGGAACTGTAAGTCACCATTCTTCGCGATGAACAGTTGGCCCTGCTCCGACTGTTCAATCAGTTGCAAATACTCCAACGCATTCTGACCCTCATACGGTGTTGTTCCCACCGTGTTATCGCCTGTGTCGATGTTGCGCCGATCCGCAGGCCAATCCACAGTAAACATGTCCAACACGGCAGACACCCGTTCACCCGTCGTCTGTGCTACCGGAGTGCCAGCAGACAAAATGTTTTGCCGTGCCAACGCCACAAAATCATCGGACGCATTCGTCGTAACTACTGACCGGCCCGTCGTCTGATAGTTATAGTTCCAATCGTTAATCGTCCCCACAAATTGACGGGTCCCATCCATCGAAACACGGATAGGCGCACGAGGAACAATATCCAACGCCGTACCCACTACCGGGTCGAAGAACCGGTCCTCATTATTAAACTCCACATCCAACGTGCCCGCCTGGAACTTATCCAGGTCACGGTTCTTACCCCGTGAGGTAGACAATCGGACAGCCCGATTCGACACGTCCACAAACGATTCCCCACCCAACGTGTATTGCGTATTATCGAGCACGCCCGCCACCGGGTCGTCTAACACGAACCCGCGGGTAACACCAATCTCAACAGTTACCGCCATTAGGCACTCGCAAACACGGGACCACTGGCACGCTCATAACGTTTAATCGCCGTCACGACCTCTTCACCAATACGCACCGGATCACCGACACCAGCCGTCACATTAATCGTGTAGTTTGGCCCGCCACCACCGGGAGAGGTTAATTGATTATTGGGAACAATCTGCCCACTCGTAGACGGAATAAACAATTCCGGACCACGCTCACCAATCATGTACGCCTTTCGAGCCGCCACAGGTCCACCCGTAGCACGCGGTTGCCCCAGGCCCTGTTTCAACGCCTCAGCACGAACACCCTCAAAGTCTGGTCCACCCGCATCCAACCATCTTTCATAAGCGTCACGGGCAGCATTCAACACATCCGCTAGAGCCCTAATCGCATCCTTCAATTTCTTAACCGGGTTAATCTGCGCCTCAATAACGCCACCCCAGTTAGGCAATTCGATACGCATGTCCCCGAACAGCCCCAAACCCTGATTCAAAAAGAAGGTTAGGTCGTCCATAATCGAGACCAAATCCTCCAAGAACGGGAGAGTCTCCTCAATCGCACCCGTAAGCAACGGTGCTAGTTGAATAGCCAACTCACCAATTTGCTCCACAAGCGACTCAACCTGAGGCCACGTGTCAATAAACCACTGTTGCAGGTTCGCCAAAAACTCCTGGAAATCCTCATCGCCCACCAGGTCAGAAATAAACGTGCCAATACCCTCAGCGACACGTTCCACCACAGTGAAAATGTTGTCGAAAACTTCCTCAATCAACGGACCGTTTTCGTCCATAAACGTTTTGAAATTATCCAGGTGAGGCAACAGCCGTTCAATCAAATCCTCACCAATACCCAGCAGGATCTCTTTCGTCGTCCCCATCGCCTGATTAAATTTAAACTCAGCCGTATCCGCGGCAACAGCGAACGCCTCATCCAACACACCAGTGCCATCCGCCAACTGAGCAAACACTTCACGGTTGTCCTCAGCAGACGCACCCATAAGGTCCAACACACCAGACAGGGCGCGGATATTACCGAACACCTCAGAGGTCGCCTCGATGTTTCCATCAAACGCATCCGTCAAAGTCTCCAGTGTGGCGTAGAGACCCTCCTCGCGGATTTGCTCACGCAGACCCTCCGCAGACAACCCCATCTCTTCCAGGGCCGTATTCGCCTCATTCGTCGGTTTGGCAATCGTCGCCAAAATCTGACGCAACTGAGTAGACGCAGTGGACGCATCCGTACCCGTCTTAGACATACCAGCGAGCGCGGCGCCCACCTGGTCAAATGAAACACCCAGGTTCGAAGCGAGCGGGAGGACCTGCCCCATAGCACCCGCGAGTTCAGCAGGCTCCAACTTACCTAACCGGACAGCCTCGGTCAGAACATCGACAGCCTTCGCGCCATCCAACTGAGACTCGCCATAAGCGTTCACCGCCGATGTGGCCAAATCCGCAATCGTCTTAGTGTCACCTAACCCAATCGCGGCACCTTTAAGCGAAGCCTCAAGGACGTTAATCGCACCCTCACCACGTAGACCAGCCGACGTAATAAAGAACAGGGCATCCGCGGCCTCATTCGCAGACTTACCAAACTCCGGACCCAACTCACGGGCAGACCGCGCCAACTCGTCTAAGGCATCACCACCGACACCAACCAGACCCTCAATTTTCGCAATCGACGATTCGAACTGAGCCGCCTCACGGACACCCGCCACAGCGACAGCAGTAACCGCACCCGCCGCAACCTTCCCCACATCGGCAGCGAAATTGCCAAAAGACTGCAACGCGGCACGGGCACGCCGTAACCCCTTGTTATCAAACGAGGAAACAATAGGTAACCGAATAGCCATTAGAAGCCCCGCAATCTCTTACCCAGGCGACGATTCACGCCCGACACATATTTGCCAACAATCTGACCCGCGATCCGAACCATCTCATTCCGACGGTCATAGAACTGTTGAATAACCCAACGGCCCTTCCCATAATTCGGATACTTATCCGAAATCCCTTTCACCATATTGTTGCCGCGGAACCCACGACCCTCACGGGCAGTCTCCAACACACTGAACGCAGAGAACGGACGCTTATCCGTAAACACAATCCGCACAATCGACTGAGTGCCACGGCGACCAGAACGGCGCGTCCCCACATCAATCTTCGTCCCCGGCAGTTTCCACACAAACGGTGAACGCTCCTCCACCGACATTCGCGTTTTCGAAATCCGCTGCGAACGCGACATCCCCGACAGGGGAGAACCGCCACGAGGAATGTTGCCCTTCAACTCGTTGGCGATAGGACGCATTTCCTTACGGAAGTCACGCCTCATCTGGTTATAGAGTTCCTTATCGGCACGGCGAATCTCATAGAGGGCACGGTCCAAATCCATGTTCGACGGTGAAATGTCGAACGACAGAATCTCATCAGAACCGGTGCGGGGCATATCCCCTATTCTACCGGCGCGACTGTTTTTGCCCCCGGCTCACCATATACCGATAGATCGTCCACAACATACGTGGTTCCAGGTTCACCAACTCAGTCGGAGACAAACCCGTCTCCACTGCAATAGTGGCAACAGTCCAGTGAAGGCTAGAGTGTCCTAGCCCGACTATTTTTTTTCTTCAGCCTGCGAAACAATCGAAACAGACTCAGCCCACTTTTCAAACTCATCCTTCGTCTGACCGGCACGTTTCAGTGCGTGCCATGCCAGGAAGAACAGGTGGGTCAGTCGAATATCGTTTTCGAGTCTCACCACAGACAGGTTGAAACGTTCCTCGAACGCAATCAAATCCGCGGCAATACAGGTTACGGTCTCAGTAGAGCCGTCCACAAAATTAACTGTTAGGGCAATAGGTTCCATGCCCTCAGTCTATACAGACTTAGGCAGTTCCGCGAACAATACCCGCCGTGCCAGCAGTTGGCCAGGTGACAGACATCGTTGCCAGGTCGCCCACAGAGGACGCGATTGGCTGAGTCTGCGACACCAGGAACACGCCGGTGTAGGACGGGTTAGAGGCGGAAATCGAACCAGAGGTCGGCTTCACAACCACGGTTGCGAGGCTACCCAGGTTGTCCCAGAGTGTCTTGTCCACGGCGTTAGAACTGGCAGTTCCAAAGTCCTGGTGGAAGTCGAGAGTGATGGAACCATCCTTCAGCCCACCGATACGGGTGCGGAAGTTAGTGCCCGAAAAACTCGTGGTCTCGATTTCGTCGGTTGAAATGTCAAGTGTGACCGCAGCGAGGTGGTCGCTGAAATCGACACCGTTAATGGTTGTGGTTACGTCGGTAGCGACAAACTTTGCCAACTTAGACTCCTAATTCGCTCGAACTACGACCACGAAGGCCGCGGTCAAATAATCTATATCTCCAATACTAACCGAACCAATGTTATTCATTTCGGTTACTACACAGTCGAAGGCGGCACCTCCAAGTGTGCGATCCGACTCCACCGCATTCTTGACAGAGCCGGAACCCGTTTGCACGAAATCGTGGACACGCTGTTGTGCACGCCGTTCCGCCACCCGTGACACAATCACGGTGATTTCAAAAGTGTAATTAGTTAGCCCACCAACAAACGCCTGGTCATATTCGATAGACGACAGTGAGACCACCGCGGCAGGCATCGTCGGATTATCCGGAATCGTCGCATAGGTGCGGATACCGGAAATGTTCGCCAGGTTGTCGGCAATACCCTGCGACATCGCAGTGATATCACTCACGCCATTCTCACCTTCTTGAACGGCATAATCAGATTCTGCACATCCGGATCAATACGGCTCACACGAATCGCACCAATATCCGAGAACCCTGCAATCCCCAACGGGGAGTCGTAACGCTTATAGTGACGCATCGCCAACAGAATCGTCGCCTGTCGTATAGCAGTCGGCACAGACGACCAGCCAAACGTGCCAGTTACTTGAACAGTCGCCTCCTGCGCGTTCACATTCGACGGCTCCCACACGGGAAACAAATAGGACCCGATAGCGCGAATCCGAGTAGACGGTGACTCGATACCGCCCGCCTGCCCATTCAACGGCTCCAACTGATAATCACCCGACGACCAAGTGATATCAAACGCCTCACCATCCGACGATGTTTTCAACGTAGTCAAAGAAACTAGGTCGTCAATTTCAGTGAGGAACGAATCGGTGGGAACATATGTTCGAACCGCATCCGCATCCTGATAGAACACCCGTTCACAGGTACCATCAATGTCACGAGACGCAGACTCAATCGACAACTCCAACAGGGTGTCATCGATATTGTCCGTAATCCGTAACGCTGCCTTCACGTCGGACAGAGTGCAATAGCCGTTAGTAATAGCCAAAGGAAACCTCCACTGCTAGTTTACCTGAGCCATTCCCCTAACCTGCGGGACTCCAGCGACCACGAAAAAGACATATCCATTCCGGCGACCTTCCGACTGTATAGCATTTGGTTCCGGTTAAACGTTTCGGCATTCCGCGCCTGGAATCGTGGGTCAGAGTGCAAGGTCGAACTGTTGTCATGTCCCGGTGCCACATCCAAACTGGCAATCGGGAATCCGGCAAACTGAACTCGTCGTTTGAAATCATTATCCTCGAAATAGGCGGGATAGAAACGCTCGTCAAACAGCCCCACACGGTCCACCACGTCCTCCCCGATAGCGAAGGTCTGCCAGTACGGGTAATACTGTGAGAGCGTGAGAGAGCCTCTGGAGGCTTCTGAGAGCCGTTCCAGGTCACCTGGTCGAAACCACATATCGTTGGAGGCAAACGTCCACACGTGGTCGTGAGGCAATAATTTAATCCCCAGATTCCACGAGGCCGCCACACCCAGATTGGACGGCATCGACATCAAATACCAATTCTGCACGTACTCATTACCAGGCCAATCGTCCACCTCATATTGACAACCATTATCAATCAGCAACAGGCGATTAATCGGATAGTCAATCGACTTAATCATCCGATTCAACAGGTCGTAACGATTCAGCACCGGCACGATGAGGTTTGCAAGCACGCTAGTAGTCTAGGACTATGGCACATCTAGAACAACGCAACTGGTTCGAAAAAATGCGAAGACATCATCCCGAATGGTTCGCACACGTCACCGTCCTCGAAATCGGATCGTTAGACATCAACGGGACCATCCGTGACCTATACGACAACCCGTTACGTTATGTCGGTGTCGATGTTGGGCCCGGCCCCGGAGTCGATATTGTCGCCGGAGGGGAAACACTCGAATATCCAGAGAACAGTTTTGATATCACCGTGTCAGCAGAATGCTTCGAACACAACCCCGAATGGATAGCCACATTCCGCAACATGCACCGCATGGCCTCCAAAGCCGTCCTAGTCACCTGCGCGTCAGACGGGCGACCCGAACACGGCACACGTAACAGTCACCCAGACAACTCACCGCACACACTCGACTGGGACTATTACCGGAATTTAAACCGGGCAGACTTCTACCACGAATTCGATTTGGACAGTATGTTCAGCGTGTTCGAATTCGAATACAATCCACGCTCACACGACCTTTATTTCTGGGGCGTAGTGAAATAGTCCTGGAAAAACGGCAACCATTTGTCACGCCACACAACCTCAACATCAAACTGTTTGGCAAACTCACGGGCCTCATCATCCACACCACGCGGGGCATCATGCGCCATCTTCAACGCATCCACAATCGAACCCAACAGGGGAATCTGGTAGAACGAAGCCTGAGTCTCATCCCAGAACGGTTGCCCAGACAGAATCCATGAGGACGGTCCAGCCAAATCCTGCATCGCAGTCCACGATCCGGTAATCACCGGCGTGCCACACGACTGTGCCTCAATAAGCGGAATACCAAAACCTTCCCCCAGGGACGGCATCAACAGGACATCCGACGCGGTATAAATAGCCGCCATCGTCTCCACCGGATACCCGATACGCAACTGTTCAGAATCCGCCACAGTCACCTTCTCCGGAGGCACCCCACACGCCTTCAACAGACGAGGCAACAAAAACCCGCCATAGGCGTTAGACGGCTCCATATGCAAATAAAGGTGAGAGTTTGGCTTCTCGTGCAACAGCATGGCAAACGCCATCAACGCCTCACTCAGACCCTTACGATGCACAATCCCATTCGCCTTATTAGCAGACACCATCGTTACGAGGAACACGTCATCGTCAATCCCCATAAACTTCCGGGTCGGCTCACCGTCAATCTCATGCGTCGGCTTATAGACGCTCGTATCCACAGCGTGTGGAATATAAGTCGATTTAATACCGACACCCTCCAACTGTCTCTGACCATGCGGAGACATCGTGACCGGAGTCACATTTGGACGTTGCAGAAACCTCCCCACCTCAGCGGGAAGAGTCATATGGTCTAACGGCACCCACGAAATAATCGGATCGTCAAACTTCATCTGATTAAACACCCACACGTCATACAGCGTGAACAGGGCGCGTGGTTTGCCCTCATGTTGTGCCACGAAATGGTTATGCCACATCGGAATCACATCATGCGAATGCTGTGCGAATCCACGAGGATATGCCGGAACAGTCCCATAACGGGTTTTGATTTTGTCGAACCGACCCTCCAGGCCATAGTTCGCCAACATCGCCACATCCATTTTGTGACGTTTCATACGGTCCAACAGGTAAGTGACCTGGTTGCCGTAGCCGGTGGCCGCGCCGTAATAGTTCGACGCTACAGATACTGCCGCGTTTATTTTTTCGAATCCCACACCGACAGTGTAGGGGAAATGAAAGACCCCGGCAGGCTAACCCACCGGGGCCTTTCTGTGACTACCTACTAGGAGGTGGTCAGGTACTTCACGTGCGAAGCGTGAGAGAGGTTTCCGTCGAACCGGTAGGTCCAGCGGTACACAGTCACGTCCTTCTCGAACTGCGCGTCAGTCGAGACCGCGAAGTCAAGACCAGTCGTCGCAATCTTGTAGGACGGCAGGTGACCGAACAGCACCGACTTCACACCGGAACCAACAGCCGACATAGCCGGGTTCTCGATGACGGGGAATCCGAGGATGGAGGTCTCTCCACCAGCGGCCACGTCCAGGACGTAGTTTCCAGCACCATCCTGGAGTTTCCGGATGTCACCCAGGGTCTGAGTGTTCACCATGAAGCCAACACCAGGCAGGCGACGGGCAGCGGAATCCAGGCTGTAGGCCAGGCTAATGATGTCGTCCGCGGCGAGAGTGGTTGCCGTCGAAGCAACACCCGAACCAGCGGCACCAACGATACCAGTCGGCTGAACAGTTCCAGTTCCCGTGGTTGCCAGAGTGTTCACCTGGAAACCAATCGAGTTACCAACTGCGTCCGCAATGGTCGCCTCAAGGTCGAAGCCCTGGTCAGCGATCAGTTCGTTAGCAATCGGCACCAGACCGGCCTGCTTGTACGGGGACAGCAGGAGGCTGGAGAACGTCGGCTCAGCGTCGGAAATGGTCGAACCAGCGGCAACCTGCGAGGCGGTACCGTAAGCGGTCAGCACGGGGATACGGAGGCTCTCACCACTGTCGCGGGTGATAACTTCCGAGGTCTCCAGCATGGGTCCAACGGCGCGGGCCAGCGAGTAAACGCGGTCCAGGAACGAAACCGGAACAGTGTTCACGGAGGGAACGAGAGTGGCACGAGTCTCAGGTGCGAAACGGTGACCACGGATTTCACCGCGGGCCATCGCACGGAAAATGTCACGCTCTTCGTTTTCAGCGGGGAGGGCAACTTCACGGGTAGCCTCAGCGACCTCGTTAGCGCGGGCCTCAGTCCGCTCGGCGGTAGCAATCATCTCGTCAGCGGCACGGATGGCCTCTTCGAGTTTGTTTACCTTTGCAACTTCTTCACCGGAGAGTCCACGCTCCTCAGCCTCAGCACCGTCCAAAACGGACCGCACCTGCATGATGAGGTTAGCGCGCTGCTCCTTCTGATTTGACAGGAACGACACTTGAATGTCCTTTCACATTATTTTCAAAATGGATAACGGTGGCGATAACGCTCAACCTGGCAGGCGCGGTGACGCACACTACTGATAACCATTCTAGATAACGGCGTGTCGTCTAGTTAGCGAATGCTACGGCGCGGGCCTCGTTTAATCGTTCGCACAACCGCAGTGACCACCACAATCGCAACCGCCACAGCAATCACTGACACAGCCAGCGCAACAACCCAACCCAGAAAATCCCACGGACTCACCTGGTCTCCTCCGCACGGACAACACGAGTCACCCTCGACTCACGAGTCTCCTCCTGCATCAGAATATGACGGGCCAGATTCTCAGCCTCTTCCATTGTCAAACCGGCATCGGCCTGCCAAATCGTTTTGGAGAGAGTTTCAAAGTTCATTAGAACTCGTCCATCAACAGTTTCAGTTTCGCCTTCTTCAACGCCAAAATGTCTGCCGACTTATCCTCAGTCTCCTCCTCCTGAATGCGAGGCGACAATTCAGATAACACGGTCTCCACAACAGTACGGTCAGCCTCAGACAAATCCTGACCAGACTCCATCTTCAAAAGGGCATCAGCCAGAGAATCAGCATCAACTGAAGCGCGCTTAGCAACCAACTCCAGGTCACGGACAATCGCCGTCCCATTCGTCGCGGGATACGCCGGGAACGCCACCAAAGACACCTCGTGTAGTCTCACAGCCTCCAGTGTACGCTCAGTGCCATCAGAATTCCAACTATCCCCACCACGGGCAGGCATAGAAAATCCAAACGAAAAACCGGATAAATCGCCACGGCTCACCAACTCGCGAATATCACGGCCGAGACTTGTCTGTGGTAGCACGGCAGAAACTCGTAGTCCTCGGTCATCCTCAGTCAGCGTGAGAGTCCCAGCCCTGGTAGAACCTAATATGGCGCCCGTATCGTGATTGAAAAGGAACTTAATATCATTCCTGGACCGTAACGATCCACGGAACGCACCCGGTTTAATCGTCTCAGTAAACCCACCCAGGTTCTCAGACCGGCTGTTGAAAATCGCCGCATACCCTTCCAGGCGCATCCCATCGCCGTCCTCACGCAACTCCAGCGTGGTTTCGACAATACGAGTTTCCATTTTCTTCACAGCCTCACCCTTCGCACGACCCTCATTCTCTTCCTCAATTCTACGAACCACCCCGCGGGCATATTCGAGCGCACGGTTAGCCTGCCGTTTCGTCACACCGCCACCCCACAAAGCCATCGCCACAACACCAGGTGACGGATAATCCGGGTGGTCTGAATCCGCAGCAGGCGCATCCAAGTCGTCCAAATGGCGGGCAATCCACGCGGCCAGCCTCACCCACTTATCCGCGGTCACATTACCCTCAGACATCGCCACAGCCTCACGGACAGTCCTATCAACTAGGCCATCCCCTGACAGGCCCTCACGGTGCCACTCAAGGCCCCTACGGGCACTCGCACGCATGTAGGCGGGCGGAGACAAATCAACCTGTCGCCGTTCACGGTCATCCTCCATCGGCAACGGGTCAATCTTCGTCAAAGTCGAAAACCGGTGCGCCACGAGAGTGCCAGACGGTTCCCAATAAACCCGACCCTCATCATCCTCATCAGGTCGCCACACTTGAATCAACGCCGCCGGGTCATCCTCCGACCCATTAACAACAAAATCAGAATCGGGAATATCCAACCGACCATCACGGACAATCTGCTCAATCGTCCCCCGCGCCATACCGCCACTGGAATCCCACTCAACAAAATCACCCAATTCAAGTTCGTCCGGCTCAGCCCGATACTGATTACCCGTAGCGGCCACATACGCCTGATGAGTCGAACACGGCATCCACACAGTGTTTCCATCCATGTCCATAGAATGCGTGCCCTCACAGCCAATCTGGTCCGCACGATCCGCAGCCTCAGCCTCAGTTGTAAACACGTCCGGTGCAACCATCGCCCGTTCACCCAAATACTCGGAATCCTCAGCCAGTGCAATCGCCAACGCCTGGTCAATCGCCTCCTGCTTAGTAGTGTGGCAACCCATCACTTCACCATCGTCCTTCACAGTCGCCCAACCCGAGCAACCCTCCGCACTGTCCGAAATGTAATAGGGCATTAGTCCTGCCTCGTAACCATCAAGTCATTATCATTCGGAGACGTTGCAAACAATTTCTGCCCCTGCAACAAAGTCATATGCACAGTGTCCCCACCACGCACCCGCACACCAGTACCGATTGAATCCCCAACCCACACGTCCGTGTTGCCGTTAAACAGTTCCACAAACGCCATTTGGAAAAACACAGTAGTCGTCTGATTACCCTCGTTTACGAATTTGAATCCGTAAGTGCTAGACGGAGACAGAGTGTAAATACGTCCGGAAACTCGACCGCCCGAGGCCGCATGTTTATCGGCAGTAATATATTCCGCCGCAATCACCGTGCCACCCGTAATAGACGTGCCCGCCGTAAACACAACATCGTGAGCGTCAGAAAATTCGCGGTTCAAATTGTAGGCCGGAATCGCAGCACCAGTAGTGCCAATCGTCGGCCCCTCAATCAGTTCGGCCTTGATATTGTCACTCGTCGAAATAATCTCATACGAGTTAATCTGCAACCCAGTCGCACCGGTCTCAACCTGAAAAATCGCAGTACCAGGAGATGACACAGTGAACTCACGTTGCAACAGGTACGCATAGCCCTCTTTAGCCTGTCGGTCCAAATCCGGTTTCGGGGAGAGATTCTGCAACCACACTTCCTGCGAATCAGCAGAATCCGCCACCACTTGAGTGAGAGCAGTGCCAATCGTAAACCGATTATGAGTGACAGCCATTAACTGTTCACCTCGTCCTTATACGCCGCGTCCGGGTCCTCCGGGTCCACCTGAGCAACGCCCTGCAACTGGACAGACGGCAACCCAGTGTGACCAATCTCCGGCAAACCAAGCGCAGACATCACCTGATCCGGACGGAAACCAACCATCACCAGAGACTGAGCCATCTTCACTAATTCACCCTGAGCGCGAATACTCGCCTCATCAATACCAACATTCGCCAACGGCACACGAGGCGTATCCGCCGCCTCATCATCAACCGAACGCAGGTCCTCCCACTTACGCACATCGTTCACCGACAGCCATCCAGACTGAAGGCCAGTGCTATACGCTGCGGCCCGCGTCTGCAAATCAGCGCGGAGCAGAGCCTCAAACGTGAACCGAACATATGCGGTCTCTCCACCGGCATACCGTGGCATAAGCGACGTGAGGGCAGTCTCAATTTTGGTAGCCAACGGGCGCAATGTGGACGAAATAAACTGCCGGTTCGATTCCTCAACAGACGCATACGAGGTCGTCCCCGGAATGCCCATCAAATGGTTAGGGACACCAAACGCACGCGCCACATCCTCCACAGCGAGCCTGCGGGCCTCAATAGCCTGCGACTTCTCCGGATCGAACTGGGTCGGCTTAAACTGCGCCCCACCCGACAGCACGCCAGTCTTGTGACCCTTACGCCATCCACGGTGACGCGCATCAAACGCATCCGCCAAATCCTTAGCCTGGTCACCCGTCAAATTGCCAGGGAACTCGATAATCCCGTTCATGGTCGTACCAGTACCGAACACCGTGGCACTGAAATTCCGGAGTGCGATAGCAAGCCCGAAGTCCTCACGCATCATCTTCACCCGTGACAGTCCACGCACCGCACCCGGCTGAATCACATCGGGGATATACAAAACCTCATCCTGCGAGAGTTGCCGCTCCTCACCCTCAACCATGAATCCGAGGCGACCATCCGCATTCCGTTTCACCTCAACCTGAGTCGGATTCAACACCATCATGTTGATAATCTGACCCTGCCGATTAGAGAACAAACGCACGAACGCATTACCGTCAATCAGCATCGACACAATCAACTGGTTATAGAACGCCTCTTTAGGGAACGCAATATCCGGCTGAATCAACCACTGCGGTTTCGGACGGAACGTGTTCTTCGACCCGTCACGAGTGATATACACGTCTATCGGCAGTGTCGAAATCGTGTCCGCAATAAGTGACACGGCACGATACACCGCGTTAATTTGAAACACCGATTTCTCAGTAACGTTCGTCCCAGCGAGGCCACCAATCGCAATATCATCGCCGGTCTCAAAAATCGTCTGATACGAAATAGCCCGATTCGACCACAGGTTCTCAAGCATTACTTAGCCACCGCAATCCCAGTCAAAACAAGAAAAACTCCACCCACAATTAGACCCGCCGGGACAGACAACAACATCACTCCAGTCGTGACCGCCACCATTCCGGCAATCTGGAAAATGCGAGACATTACACCGCCTAGACGAAAAATTGTGGCACTAGCGGTTCCATTCTACCCGTCAACGCCCTGTCCACTGCTATCACTGACGCAACTGCCGCGTCAATCTTCCGAGGACTGTTCTTCTGATCCTTCACAATCCGAGACCCCAGGTTATCTGTTTTCAACACTGCGTTGCCAATATGCCTAGCAAGTAGCCCGTCACCGTCATGCACGAGACGGCCCTCCAACACATAATCCGTGAATTTTGCCGTGGCCGGAGTCATGCGTTTCGCACTGGTAGACGGCCATTCCACAATCGGCACACCCTTCTCCTGTAGCACCTCCATAGACCGTTGCCACCGGAACGGGTCACACGCCACCTCACGCACATTCGGATGTTGTGAACAGTAGTCCAAAATCGTCTGTTCAACCTCAGCGATATTCACACGCCAATCATCCGCATGGATATTCGGGTCCTTCTCCCACGCCTTCACCATCGACAGTTTCACCGGGTCGTCCTCTTCCTTCGGAACAGTCGCCGCCACAATCACCGTCGCATCCCCCGAAAACGAACCGTCAAACCCCAGAATTATGTCGTCAGTGTCATAAATAGTCGCGTCACCCTCACACGCCTCCCACGATCCGGCAGGCAACCAGGCACTCTGACCCGCCGCCCAGAAATTAGTCCGCTTAGTACGAAACTCCGCCTCCGGTGTACGTTTCACCGCCGACTCAAAATCCTCCGGCGAACTTAAATCACCAAACCCAGGATTAGCCAACTTCCAGGTCTCCGGGTCCTTATGGTCCATCTCCTCCGGAGCCTCCCACCAGGCCATCCAAAACGATGGGTCCTCCACCTCACCACGGGCAATCTTCTGCCCATACTGATACAGCGAATAACACACCGAATCCTGACCCGTCGAATCCGTCCGCACCCCCGCAGTCGTAATCGCCACCATATGGGCACGGTTACCACGGGCACCCATCGACAGTGACATCACGTCAAACATTTTCCGATTCGGCTGCGCGTGCAATTCGTCAAACCAAATACTGCTCGCATTCAACCCCTCCGCAGCACCAGCCTCCGCAGACAACACCCGATAAACCGAACCCGTAGACGGAATCTCAATCGCATCCCGATACAGTTTCGCGTTCGACCTCAACTCCTCATTAAACTCAATAATCTTTTTCGCCTCACCAAACACAATCCGCGCCTGGTCACGAGTCACCGCCACCGAATACGTCTCACCACCACGCGGACCAAACACCAAATCAAACACCGCCAGGTGAGAAGCGAGCGCAGACTTCCCGGACTTGCGGGGAACGCCAATCAGACACGTGCGCCGTAACAGTTGCCCCTCATCATCCGCCGCATAAACATTACGAATCAAATCACGTTGCCACGGACGCAACACCATCCGCTCACCAGTCCGACCAGCAATCGAATCCTTCGTCACCACACCAAACGCTTCAACAAACTCAATCGCCAACTGAGCACGCGCAGAAGTATCCGCAACATCCTCAGTCAGCCAACGAGGAGGCCAACTCACAACCCCTCCGCCCGCGACATCATTTCCTCAAGTTTCGACTGCCGTTTCACCTCAGCCAAACCCAACCGTGCACGATCCGACGGCGTAAACCCCAACAAACCCAGACCAGACATAATCAACTTATCCGTCTCATTAATCGACATCACCACCTGCCGATTAGTCGGGTCCGACTCAAACTCAGACTCCAACACAACAATCCGATCCAACGCTCGACAAACCCGCTCCAGCAAGGTAGTGTCCAAACGTGGCGAAATCCAAATCTCACCCTCATCAAACACTCGAGACCAGAGTGCCACGCCAGCCTTCCCTAAACCCTCCGGCGGCTCAACACGCCCAGAATGCAACACAATCGCATCCTCACCCGGCATCGCACGTTTCCCCGGATTACCCAACATTCTTTTCTTCTCAACAGGAACAGCAGGATTCGGCATGACCCCAACCCTACCAACCCCAGAGGGTTTAAACTGCGGATATATGCGCCGGGC